GCTATAGAGTCATACATAGAAACTTGTGTTGGAAGAACAGAAGCTGGTTATGGAGATATGTACTTTCAAAGAACATTAGAGGACTGGGGTAAATTCAATATAAATAATAGAACAAAACACGATGCTTCTATAAGTTCAGGGTTAGCAATAATGGCTTGTAACAAAAACTTATATTCGCCGGTTAGTCCAGTGCAAAAAAAGGTTTACGATTTAGGAATTAAAAGATATGATAATAGAGGTTCTATGTCTAAAATATTAAGATAAATGAAAATACAAACAAATACCGATAGTTCTTTCCCTAACCAGGTTGTTAGCGACGAAGTAAAAGCTAGTTATGATTACGGCTTACAAGTCTCTAGAGCTATTGAACAAGAATGGTTCAATCAAGGAAGAGGTAATGGTAATAGATACTTAAACAATTGGAATAGCTTTCACACATTGCGTTTATACGCTAGAGGAGAGCAATCAATACAGAAGTATAAAGATGAATTGTCTATAAACGGTGATTTATCTTATCTTAATTTAGACTGGAAGCCAATACCAGTTATATCAAAATTTGTAGATATAGTTGTAAATGGTATGTCTAATAAGACCTATGAAATAAACGCCTTCGCTCAAGATCCGTTTTCCACAAAAAGTAGAACAGATTACGCAGCAGCTGTACAAAGAGATATGAACACTAAAGAAGCTCTACAAAATATACAGCAAAACCTAGGAATGGACTTTTCTATGACAGGTGACTTAGAGGCTTTACCTGAGAACAAAGAAGAGTTGGATATTCACATGCAGATGACATACAAGCAAAATGTTGAAATTGCAGAGGAAGAAGTAATAAACAACGTGCTTTCGTTTAATAAATATGATGAAACCAAGAAAAGGCTAGCTCATGACTTAACTACTATAGGTATTGGAGCTGTTAAAACATCGTTTAATAAATCAGAGGGAATAGTAACTGATTATGTTGATCCTGCTAATATGATTTATTCATATACAGAGGATCCAAACTTTAGAGATATATACTACGTAGGTGAAGTTAAATCTATATCGTTATCAGAACTTAAAAAGCAATTTCCATCAATATCACCAGCTGAGCTAGAAAAGATACAAGACATGCCTGGTAATTCACAGTATGTAACCAACTGGGGTAATTACGATGAAAACACAATACAGGTATTATATTTTGAATACAAGACATACTCAGATCAAGTATTTAAAATAAAAAGAACAGAGCAAGGTTTAGAAAAAACACTAGAAAAACCAGATACGTTTAATCCTCCAGCTAATGATAACTTTGAAAGAATATCTAGAACAATAGAGGTATTATATACTGGAGCAAAAGTGTTAGGTACAAATACAATGCTAGAGTGGAAGTTGGCTGAAAACATGACTAGACCAACCGCAGACACTACAAAAGTAATGATGAATTACTGCATATCTGCACCTAGGATGTATAAGGGACGTATAGAATCTATAGTTAGTAAAATTACTAGCTTTGCTGATATGATCCAAATAACACATCTTAAACTACAACAAGTGATGTCTAGGATAGTGCCAGATGGTGTATTTTTAGATATGGATGGTTTAGCTGAAGTTGATTTAGGTAACGGCACAACATACAATCCAGCTGAAGCACTGAATATGTACTTTCAAACAGGATCTGTTGTAGGTAGATCACTTACACAAGATGGTGAATTAAATAGAGGTAAAGTACCTGTGCAAGAATTATCATCTTCAAGCGGTCAAGCAAAAATACAAAGTTTAATAGGTACATACCAGTATTATTTACAAATGATAAGGGATGTAACCGGATTAAATGAAGCTAGAGACGGTAGTGCTCCCAATAAAGACTCTTTATTAGGTTTGCAAAAAATGGCAGCAAACGCGTCCAATATAGCTACTAAACATGTTTTAGACTCTTTACTTTACCTAACTGTTAGAACTTGTGAAAACATAAGCTTAAAAGTTGCTGATGTTATTGAAAATCCACTTACTGAAAACTCTTTAACTAATGCTGTTAGTACTTTCAATAAAGAAACGCTTCAAGAATTAATGAGCTTACAACTGCACGACTTTGGTATATATCTACAGCTAGAGCCTGAAGATGAAGAAAAAGCTTTATTAGAACAAAACATACAAGTGGCTTTGCAAACTGGAGCGATAGCTTTGTCAGATGCTATAGATATAAGAGAAATAAAAAATATAAAGCTAGCTAATCAGTTTATTAAAATGAGGCAAACTCAAAAAATAAAAAGAGAGCAAGAACAGCAACAAGCTAATATTCAAGCTCAAGCTCAAGCAAACGCTGAAGCTGCTGAAAAAGCCGCAATGGCTGAAGTACAGAAACAACAAGCACTTACTCAAGAGAAAGTAAGTATAGAGCAAGCTAAGTCACAATTTGAAATACAAAGAATGCAAACTGAAGCTCAAATAAAAAGAGAGCTGATGGCTGAGGAGTTTAACTATCAGCTGCAACTAGCTAAAGCACAAGCTGATGTTCAAAAGCAGAAACAAAACAACTCTGAGGATAGAAAAGACAAACGTGTTAAAATGCAAGGAACACAGCAATCAGAGTTAATAAGTCAAAGACAAAACGATTTGCTACCAACTGACTTTGAGTCTGCGGGTAACGATAATCTAGGAGGATTTGGGCTAGAACAGTTCGAGCCTAGGTGATATTAAAACAATTATTTAATTATATTATATTATGTCAGAAGTGAAACAAGAAGGGGATTTTAAAATGAAATCCAAAAAAACAAGCCCTAAAAAACTAGGCAATGAATCTAACGAGCCTATAAAGGTTAATATAGATGAAGTAAAAGAACCAGCAGCTGAAGAAGTTGCTAAAGTGGTAATACCGGAAGTTAAAGAAGATACTATTGAAGAGCCTGTTGTGGTTGTTGAAGATGCACCGGAAGTTGATCAAGAAAATGGTATTATAGAAATTGTGGACGAAGACGATGATACGCCTCCGAACAATCAATTACAAGAAGCAGCTGAAGAATACAAGCAAGTAGCTGAACAAAGAGTGTTACCTGAAAACATAGATAAACTTGTTACTTTTATGGAAGAAACGGGTGGATCAGTAGAAGACTACGTTAGATTAAACGCAGACTACTCAAGTGTTGATGATAAAACACTATTAAAAGAATATTACAAACAAACAAAACCTTATTTAGAATCAGATGACGTTAGCCTGCTATTAGAAGACTACGATTATGACGAAGACTTAGATGAGGAAAGAGATATACGCAAAAAGAAACTTGCGTTTAAAGAAGAAGTTGCAAAAGCAAAAGGCTTTTTAGAAAATACCAAGAGTAAATATTACGACGAAATCAAGTTGAGACCCGGCGTTACTCAGGAACAACAAAAAGCAATGGAGTTTTTCAACCGATATCAAGAAGATCAGAAGATGGCTGAGCAACAGCATTTAGACTTTAAATCAAAAACAAATGATTACTTTACTAATGAATTCAAAGGTTTTGACTTCAATGTAGGTAAAAAGAAGTTTAGATATGGTTTACAAGATCCTAATAAAGTTGCAGAAAACCAATCAAGCATTAACAATTTCGTAGGAAAGTTTCTTGATGAAAATGGTAATGTAAAAGACACGAAAGGTTATCACAAGGCTATTTATATCGCTTCAAATGCTGACAAGATTATTAATCACTTTTACGAACAAGGGAGAACAGACGCTACTAAAGAAATAGTTAACAAGTCTAAAAACCCTAGCACAGAGCCAAGACAAACTAGCTCAAGTGAGTTTGTAAATGGAATAAAAATCAAGTCAATAAGCGGTTATGATTCTTCTAAACTTAGAATTAAAACAAAAAAATTTAACTAAAAAAATTTAAAATTAGATGAGTACATTAACACCACAGTTTGGAAGCTTAGTTCCAACACAGAAAAAACAATTACTAGAAGGTAATTATTTAAACTTTACAGGAGACGCCGCAGGAGGCGATCCAGTAAATAACTTTGCACAACAGTATTTACCAGAAATCTATGAAGCTGAAGTAGAGCGTTATGGAAACAGAACCTTAGGTGGTTTCTTAAGAATGGTTGGAGCTGAAATGCCGATGACTTCTGATCAAGTAATTTGGTCTGAACAAAATAGATTACATATTTCTTACGAAGGAGTAACTGCGCCAAATGTAGATAGCTTAAGCATTCCAGTAGGAGCAGGCGTTGAAAACGTAGTATCACCAGGTTCAACTATCGTAGCAACTGATATAGCTACTGGAGCTGAATTAAAGTGTTATGTTACAGCGTCTGGAGCATCACTTTCTACTCCAACAGGTATATTAACTGTAAAACCTTACACTCAAGCTAACTTAGGAGTTACCGCTACTGGTGATATCGATTTAGCTTCTGCTGCTAGTATTAAAATATTTGTATATGGATCTGAGTATGCTAAAGGAACTGGAGACGCAAACAGAATTTCTGTTGAGCCTTCTTTCACTCAATACTCTAACTCTCCTATTATCATTAAAGACAAGTATGCAATCAATGGATCTGACACTGCTCAGATTGGATGGGTTG